AAAAGATCAGGAAATACTTTTAGAGAAAGCACTGGAAAAACTAGACGCAGGTCTTGTCGCAATGAAAGAGAAATATGCCGAGGATAGAATGCTTCGCATGAAGAACCAGTAAATAAAATAAAAAAAGTTACGCACGCTCCTTGACAGATGTTGGGGAGCGTGTTATTTTATTTATGTACATAACAACGGAGGTACAATGACTAACCCAAAACTAACCCTTACCGCAATTGTTGCGCTTTCGCTTTTTAACTCAATCGCATCTGGAGAAGATATCGAACCATCAGCAGAAATGCCTTGCGATGATCCAATTGACGGAGATTCTGATTGGGAAGAGGAAATGGAAGCCGACAAAGCTCGACGACACAACAGAATGCAAGAGCTAATGCAACTGCCGATTAACAAAAGCAAAAAAGAAAAAGTTGACAGACGAATCTATGGTGTGCTGAATCATCTTGCTCAACGTTGTGCTATTCGAACAACGAATGGAAACTTTGCCGGAGAATGGCAAATCTCATTCAGAGTTGACGATCCTGCCAATACAGGTGGACTCACCCCAAATGTAACGGTTATTTATCAACCGGCCCTTTTGGAGAACCCAAACGCGGATCTTGCCGGACGGCCTTTGTTTGATACGTATTTCATCAACGGGGTGAAGCATCGCCGACTAATCGATTCGCGAAACATTGACGTTGGAGTTTATGACTGCATTCATTCAATGATGTCCGATCTTGTTGCGGTGCATAAAACCACTCGCATTGATGGCGTATATTGGGATTATTCTTTGATGATGAAATTCTAAAAAAGAACTTGACAAATCCGAACAACGTGATACATTAAATTTATGGAGGATAAAATGAGTTGTCCAAGATACGTTGTAGAAATCAAACTCTATGGAACAGATTGCAGATACACTTGGAAAATGAAGACAAGAGTTGGAGATCATAAAGGCTTTCAAAAAGAAATGGAAGTGTTAGCAGAACTTGGTGAATTTGAAAGAATCTCCGAAGGATTCGTAAAACACAATGGCGGGTTAGCGAAGATAGAAAGAGAATGGTTGAAGAAAGTTGCAGCACATAAAGTAATGGAACAACACAGCGAAGCATTTGAGAAACTTGCGGAGAAAGAAAATGAACAACATTGAGATTCTATATCAAGAATGCAAAGTGTGCGGAAAAACATTCAAACTTCCAACTCGTAAAGAACTGGAAAAATCAATCTTGTTCAAAGCCAGCGAGGTTCTCGGAATTGATATGGGAAATGGGCATACAGGCGGGAATAGCCTGTTGGCGATGTTGAACTGTTCAGTTGAGTGTGCGAGAAAACTGGAAAACAAAGAATGACTGACGAAATCAAAGAAAACCTCTTTGAATATATCTGGGCAGGTATCATTTACGGACACGGCGGCGATGGGGTTGCTAAAATCTACCTTAAAAAAACCGATGCTAAACAGATGGCAGAAGAGTTTTACGAGTGGATTAAGAAAGAAAAGGATGCCAAGTGTTTTGACTTGAACAGCGACAGAGCAGCAAAGTATAATGTTTGGTGTAATCAAGAAGGATTTATTTTTACAAACAAAAAATACGAATCAGATCACGAATTTGACGATTTGATTGTGATAACTTATTAAGGAATAAAATGAAAAGATACTTCGCCTCGTAACAAAAAATAAGTGAAACAAAAGGTTGACATTCATTTCTAAATGAAGTATAATTGTCTCAAATGAAGTTACCCCGATTGTAACGGGTGGGGCTGGAAACAGTCAGTTAGGTGGTATGGTTGCCTAACACCTTTTTAGGGAGAAGAGAATTCAAGAACAATATGTTTCGCAATTTTTCTAAATTTACTTGACAAATCCGAACAACGTGATACATTAAATTCATGGAGGACAACATGAACTATCGACTTGGTTATGCATGTATTTGCATGGAACTATCGGCTCAAAAGCCAAAGGTTTCCACAAACCGCACAATGCGTAAAGCAACATTTGAAGAAAAGGGAATTGCTTATGCTTCCGAACTTGCCTTGCAAAATGTGCGAGACTTGATGACAATCTTGGAATGGAATGTGGCCAATGGTATCACGTTCTTTCGGATGTCTTCCGAAATCTTCCCTTGGGCATCCGAGTATGCCCTTGAGGATCTTCCGGACTTTGACGTTATTGAGGAGATTCTGTTTAATTGCGGTTTATATGCAGAAGAGCACGGCATTCGCCTTACATGTCATCCCGGTCCATTTAACAAACTTTGCTCGCCCAACGAGTCCGTTGTGCTCAATACCATTCGCGATCTGGAAATCCATGGTCGTCTTATGGATCTATTATGCCAACCTCGAACTCCGCAAGCAAAGATCAACATTCATGTGGGAGGAGCATATAATGATAAACCTATGGCCCTTGCTAACTTTTGCAAGAACTTTGCCCGACTATCGGACGCTGTACAATCTCGACTAACCGTTGAGAACGACGACAAGGAGTCTCTATACTCAACCAAAGAGTTGTACGATGGTATATTCAAACAAATAGGCATCCCCATCGTGCATGACTATCACCATCACACAATGTGTACTGGTGGTTTGTCGCAACAGGATGCCGTTGAGTTGGCACTCCAAACATGGGGCGATGTCGTTCCTGTTGTTCATTACAGTCAGTCTCGCTCTGTCGAGCACAATGATCCAAAAATCAAACCACAAGCACATTCTGACTCTTATTGGACCCCAATCGATACCTATGGCCATCGCATGGACATAATGTTGGAATGCAAACACAAGGAGATTGGTCTGTTTAAGATGCGGGAACTTATGGGGGAAAGATGAAGAGATGCAGCAAATGCGGAGAAACAAAACCATTGACGGAGTTTCATAAGAACAAGAGAAAAAAAGATGGCCTTCGTTGCCATTGCAAGGTATGTGCGGCCGAATACAAACGACGGTACCGTCAAGAAAACAAAGAAGCAATTGCCGAATACCAAAGACAATACCGTGAAGATTACAGAGAAACAAGTCTCGAATACCAAAGACAGTGGCGTGAAGAAAACAAAGAACGCCTAAGACAGTACCAAGAAAAAAGAAAAGCCAAACAACCCGCATGCGTTTATCAAATTGTAAACTCCGTGAATGGAAGAGTGTATGTTGGCGAGACAACAAGAGGAGAAATTCGTTGGATTGAGCATCGTAAAAAACTTAGAGGAAATTATCACGACAACTCCAACCTCCAAGCCGACTTTAATCAGTTTGGAGAAGATGTCTTTGAGTGGAGCATCATTCAGGAACTTCCAAAAGACAAAGAAGTATTAGAACGAGAAGAAACAAATACAATCCAAAGACTTCTTGCGGAAGGAAAAGAATTGTATAACATTATTTTAAACTAACTTTAAGGAGGAAAAATGAGCGATAAAGCACAAATAAGAAAACTGGGAGAGTTGGTTAATCATCCACAGCATTACGGTGGAAAAGAAAACACATACGAAGCAATCAAGGTGATTGATGCTTGGGGTTTGGGTTTCCATCTTGGGAATGTGATCAAATACATTTCCAGAGCAGGAAAGAAAGATCCAAAGACTCTCATCCAAGATTTAAAGAAAGCATCATGGTATCTTGAGAAATATATTGAGAAACTGGAAACAGAACACGAATGATGTCATAAACACTAAAAAACTTACGCACGTCCCTTGACAAATGTCTTGGGGCGTGTTACTTTATTTACACACAATAAAACATCGGAGGATAAAATGGAAAAAATTAAATTTGTCGGATTACATGCTCACACTGGCGTTGGGTCACCATTTGATGGCCTTGGAAAGCCAGAAGAACACATGGATTTCGCTTACGAGAATGGATGTGAGGCACTCGCAATCACCGACCACGGCAACATGAATGCGACAGCAGGACAAATTCTTCACGCCAAGCGTATGAAGAAGCAAGGCAAGAACTTTAAGCCAATCTTTGGTGTTGAGGCATACTTCATTGAGTCTCTTGAAGATTGGAAGGTAAAACTCGAAGAGTATCGAGCAGACAAGGATAAGGCAAAGCAGATTGACGATGCTCAGTCTGGAACAACTGTTGAGAACGAAGCAGAGTCAAAGTCTGCTACAAAGTATGACATCAACCGCAAGCGACACATGGTCCTTGTGGCAATGAACCAAACTGGCCTCAATAACATCTTTAAGTTGGTATCTGCATCATACTCTGGTGAATACTTCTATCGCAAGCCTCGCATTGACCTCGAACTGCTTAGACAGCACAACGAGGGCATCATTGCTTTGTCTGCTTGCCTTGGTGGTGTTTATGCTGGTTGTTATTGGGAAAACCGAGAAGAAGGCGAAGAAGCAGTACTTCGGTGTATGCGTGAAATGACTGTTAAAATGACCGACATCTTTGGTGATCGTTGGTATGGTGAGTTGCAATGGAATGGCATTTCGGAGCAGCACGAACTAAATAATTATGTTATCAAGATGCACGAGGAGTTTGGAATACCTCTTGTGTCAACCTGTGATTCTCATTACCCAAATCCAACCGCATGGCAAGACCGTGAACTTTACAAGCGTATTGGTTGGCTTGGCAAGGGAGCACCTGAATGGCTTGATAACAACATCCCTGATCACATCGACGAAATGGAATACGAACTGTATCCCAAGAACGGCGAACAAATGTGGGAGGATTACAAAAAGTATTCCAAAGAATGTGGAGTAGAATACAATGATGAACTTATCAGACAATCCCTTGAGGAAACATATAAGATCGCTTTTGAGCGCATCGAAGACTTTATTCCTGACAATACTGTCCGTCTTCCAGATTTTGTCGTCCCTGCTGGCCACACCGCTGACAACTATCTATCACAAATGGCTTTCGAAGGTCTTCTTAAGATCTTGGAGCGACGAGGACTTAGAGATTCTGAGGATACTCTTGCAACTTACAATGACCGCTTGGGTCATGAGCTTAATGTTATTTCTGATCGTGGGTTCAGTCGTTATTTCCTCACTATGAAGGCAATCGTCGATAAGACCGACGAAGTGCAACTCGCTGGTCCCGGTCGTGGTTCTGCTGCCGGTTCTCTTGTGGCATACGCTCTTGGCATTACTCAAGTTGACCCTATCAAGTATGGTCTTCTGTTCTCTCGCTTCTTGCGCGCAGATGCAACCGACTATCCTGACATTGACTTTGACGTAAGCGATCCAATGACTCTCAAGGAAAAGCTGATTAACGAATGGGGAGAGAACACTGTTGTTCCTATCTCTAACTTTAATACGCTACAACTCCGTTCTCTTATCAAGGACATATCGAAGTTCTATGACATCCCTTTTACTGAGGTAAACAAAGTTACTGGCGTGATGATGCGTGAAGCTACAGGCCCTGCTAAGAAGCGCAGAGGTATGAAGGCAGGTATGTATACTCCTACTTTCGAAGAAGTATGCGAGTTTTCTCCATCACTTCAGGCTTTCTTCCGTAAGTATCCTCGTGTTCAGTCTCACGTTGAGGGATTGATGGGTCAAATCCGATCAACTTCTCGTCACGCCGGTGGTGTTGTAATCGGTGAACAGTTGGACCAATACATGCCTCTCATTTCTTCTAAGGGTGTTCGTCAGACTCCTTGGTCTGAGGGTCAGAACGTTCGACAACTTGAGCCAATGGGTTTCATTAAGTTTGACATTCTTGGTCTTGCAACTTTAAGAATGATGGAAGAGTGTATTCGTCGTATCCTTGAGCGTCATCATGGAGTTGAGAACCCAACCTTCGCAGACATCAAGGCATACTATGATGAGAACCTTCACCCTGACGTTATTAACCTGAACGATCAAGAAGTATATGAGAACATCTTCCATGACGGTAAGTGGGTTGGGATCTTCCAGTTCGCTGAGAAAGGAGCACAGAAGTTCGCACAGAAAGCAATGCCAAAGTCTATTGTTGACATTTCTGCTATCACTTCTATCTTTCGTCCCGGTCCTTTATCTGCTGGTGTTCATAACGATTATGTTGATGCAATCAAAAATCCCTTTAGCATTCGGTATGAGAACGAGATCATCGAGGAACTTACAAGAGAAACTCATGGCTTCCTTATCTTTCAGGAGCAAATCGCTTTGTTGGCACACCATCTTGGCAAAGATCTTGACCTTGATGACGCTAACTTGCTTCGTAAGCTTCTGACCAAGAAAGGTCTTGATCCAGCTAAAGAAGCAAAGAAAGAGGAGATCTACAACAAGTTTGTTCTTGGGTGTGTTGAGAACGGAATGACTGAGGATATGGCTGATGAACTGTGGCAGAAGTTCGAATACTTCTCTGGCTATGGTTTTAACAAGTCTCACGCTGTATCTTACTCTATCGTCTCTTATCAGTGCGCTTGGCTTGCAACCTATTACAATGCTGAATGGTGTTGTTCCTTCTTGGACAAAGAACCGGAGACAAGAAAAGAAAAAGCAATCAATCTTGTAAAAGCTCAGGGTTATGAGGTTAAGCCTCTAAACATCAATACTTCAGGTCGTAACTGGACTGTCCTCAATGGAACAACTCTTGTTGCTCCTCTCACAACCATCAAAGGTCTTGGAGATGCAGCTATAGATGAGATCATAGAGAAGCGTCCTTTCGTCTCAGTAGAGGACTTGTTGTTCGATAAGGGTGTAACTGCTCGGAAGCTAAACAAGAAGTCTCTGGACGCTTTATGCCGCTCTAATGCTATGGTTGATTTGATGGACGAACGTTTCAGTGGTACGAAGCATTTCTGGTCTGCCGTTGTCGTTGATAAGCCGAAGACCAAAAAGAAACTTGCTGAGAACATTGAGAAGTATTTGCCGGAGGGTGACTTCACAAGAAACGAAATGATTGAGCATGTTCAGGCTCTTACTGGTATCTATCCGATGAACTTAGTGGTTCCTGAAGAACTATTGACTAGGTTCGAAAGAAAGGGTCTGCCACCAATCTCTGAATACGCTGAAAGCGGTGAAGAGTTCTGCTGGTGCATTCCAATCAACGTTAACTCCAAGAAGACCAAGAACAAGAAGTGGTATCACATCATAACTGTTATTGACTCTAACTCCGTAACAACTCAAGTTCGTTGTTGGAACATCGGTAACAATTTTGAAGATAGACCATCGGTTAATGTCCCATACTTCCTAAAGCCAAAGTATGACCCTGACTGGGGTTTCTCAACTTCTGGTCCGATTGACGCTAACTGGGCAAGACTTGCATAAAAACAACGCACGTCCCTTGACAGATGTCTTGGGGCGTGTTACTATTATTGAGGAGGGTATATATGAAATTTAATAATATTACCGGTAATCCACCGTTTCAGGACACCAAAAATCGAAAGAAAACACAGCACAAACTGTGGATCACATTTACCGAAAAGGCCATGAATGAATGGTTGGAGGATGATGGTTCTCTGCTATGGATTACTCCAAGCTCTTGGGGTTCTCCAAGCAACAAAGTGCTACAAATCCTAAAAGACAATCAAGTCATGATGCTAAATCTGGACACAAAGAAGCATTTTCCCGGTGTTGGTTCCTTATTTAGTCATTATAGGGTTGATAAGAAAGAATCAGTTGATAGCTTTCCGATAACATCTAACGAAGTTGAGTTCGATTTCAGTTTTGATGGAGTCTTTTATGTTCCAAATGATGTTTGTAAGCAATCTTTGTCAATCCACAAGAAAGTTACATTCCAAGATGTCGAAAAGTTTGAGATTAATTACGATTACGTAACCTGTCACAATGTTATAAGGCATGCTTTTAAACTTCATGACAAGAAAGTCGATGAACTGAAGAAGAAAGCATCAAAAACAACAGAAGCAACAGAATTATCCAAGATCAACGAGCGATTAGCCAAATTAGCCGAGACCAGAAAGACAATAGACATCACAATTAGCGAAACACAGAGTGCGAAACATGTATATCCTGTGTTTCACACCAACAACAAGGTGTGGTACTCTTCGATCAGGCAAGACTTTGCAGACAAGAAAAAAGTTATGTGGTCTAGGAGCGGATATGTCAAAGCTTTTTACGATGATGGCAAATATGGCTGCACAGACATGGGCTATTACATTCTTGTTGACAGCGATGCAGAAGGAGAGCGTCTTGCTTCCTTTATGGGTTCTGAGTTGATGACATATATCTTTAAGACAGCCAAATGGTCTGGTTTCGGTAACGAAAAGGTGTTTTCATCAATCCCAAAGATCTCTTTGTCAAAAAACCTTACAGATAAAGAAATCTATAGTCTCTTTGGCATAACAGATAATGAACAAAAGTATATCAAGAGTATCCTGAATCCACCGAAGAAGTCAAGAGCCACAAAGAATGCCGAGAAAGAGATAAAGTCAGAGGAGAGAGTAAAAAATCTTGGAGAAGTATTCACACCAAGAGAGCTTGTTCTCGAACTACTGAATGAATTACCGGAAGACAGATGGTCTAACCCGAACGAGACCTTCATAGATCCAGCCTGTGGTAATGGTAACTTCTTGGTAGAGATTTTCATCAAGCGTTTGGATAGTAACATTGACCCTATGACAGCAGCAGAAACTCTCTATGGTATTGACATAATGCCTGATAACATTAGTGAATGTCACAAAAGAATTAGAGAAGTTGCAATGTCTACTAGTGTTGACATGTCCGAGTTTGACGAGGTACTACAAAGAAACATTGTGGTTGGTAACTCATTAGAGCAAAAAATTGATGAATTGTTCTTGACAAATTGATTAGAACATATTACATTATTAGTATATTCAACAACAACACTCCTCGGAGAAACAATGAAGAACATCCAAAAAAGACACATTGTAAGAAAAGCTGAGATTGCTAATGAATACTTGCTGGCACAGTTTGTAGCAGAAGGTCTTGAGCAAGAAGGATTATCTGTTCCAACTTCTTCAGAGTCATTACGAAACGAATACGACCAGTATCTTCTTTCTTTGCCACAAGAATATATGGATGTCAAAACCAGAGCAAAGCTTGACTCAGAGATAGAGCACTTGAGGCCACTTACTGAATCTAGCGCAGTATCTTTAGTGCGGTCTATAGTGGCCAAATACTCTCATATTGAGCAAGTAAGGGTCTCTCCCTATAACAAGGAGGGTCTGAAAGAAGGCGTTGGTCAAAAAGCAGATTTGCTTGTAGAGGTATTGTCTTCTGGTGAATGGGACTCTGTGTACGTGTCTCTGAAGCAGTATAGTGAGTTCTCGAACCCACAAGTTGCATCCGGTACTTTCTTCTCCACCATTGCAGGCTTGTCTTTTGACATTGCCGGTCGAGGTAGTTACTTTGCTCCTGACGGGTCTAAGTTTGGCTCAAAAGCAAAAGATTACAATACTTTGGTGACACATTTTGTATCAAGTTATGGTGACCAGTGCCGAGGTCCATTACAGAGACTCAGAGAGGCCAGTAACGAAGTTCATAAGCTCCGATATGAAGAGATAAGACCATCAGAGCAAGTTCTTGATTTAGCTAGAAAGACAGCTGGTGACAATGCTATTCCTGAGTTTGTCAGTCTTTTGGGTGATGTGTATTCCAGTAGCCCATCAGTGCTGAAAGATCGATTTTTGACAAGGGCTGGTCTAAAAGCAGACTCTGGGAAAGAAATGCTTTACACAGCTTATAAGAACGGCCAACCAGTAACCTTTAACACGCTTACCGATAAGAAGTTTTCTAATCTTATCAGAGAGATAAACAAAGATGATGTGGAGATCAGAATAACAAGAAGCGGTTCTAATCAAGATGGCCAAGGTGTTTCTTTTTGTTTCTATAGAGGTGATAATCTTTTGTTACGTGCCGATATGCCATTGACCATTAACATCAATGGTGCTTGGGCAAATGAGGATCGTTATTGTCGTGTGAGCAAGCAACACATTTTGGCTAACCATCGTCGGCCAAAGAAAGCAATGCAGCTTGACACTTCTACAAATGTCTGGGTAAAACTGGTACCACTATTCAATGAAATTCTAAAAAACAGGGAGATTTAATGGAACATTTAGCAAATTGCCACGGTGAATGGAATGCCCTCATCGCCTTGGTATCATCATTGCCGCTTGTCGGCGTTTGGGTAAAGTCAAAACTTGGAGGTAACAATGACTAGATTTGAGATGGGATTACAGAACGTTGCAGCAATCCACGAACAAGTGGAGCAAGCGAAAAGCAAAGAGCAGCATATGGCTGACTATATTGCATCAATCAAGGCTCTCGAAGAGGCTATGGAGCCATACAAAGAGCAAAAGCGAGAACTAAAGGCCAATTATGTTGAGAATGGATGGCTTACTAAGGAAGACATTAGTTTGACCGTAAAAGCTTATCGTCTTCTCAAGACAGACATTGATCTTGACCAATTAATCGATATTTACGAATCACTCAGAAGCAAGGAGGAAAAATGAGATTTATTCGAATAGAAATCATGAGCGACGAAGAAGTTGTCGTTAATGTCAACAGGATTACAAAGATCTATAGGTGTGTGTCTGGTCCGTACCAAGGTGTTCATATTAGGGTCGGTGATAGCGATTTGTACACAAAATTCACCACCATTGAGGCAGCAGTTGATTATGTCCAGCGAGCACCATCAGTAAGCTTGGGAGTGGCATAATGCAAGTAACAAATGAGAACCAAGAGGACACTGCTCTTCTCACTCAAGCAGATTTGGCAGTGGCTGCATTTGCTCTTGCGGAGACATTTAACTCTTATTTGATGGCATATGAATCAGAGGATTTCGGAGAAATGTCAAAGGATCAGATGGAAACATCAATGAATCATCTTCGAACAGCATTTGTTAAATTTGATGCACTACTGAAGTCAATGCCAAAAGGAGAAGCAAATGATTCTTAGATATGAAAAAATTCGAATGGGTGCGAAATCTCCTTCTCGATCAAATCCTTCTGATGCTGGGCTGGACGTATTTTATTGTCCAGAGCCTAACGCTAGGCCATTGATGATTCATCCGGGACAAACTGCTATTTTAGAAACCGGATTAAAGTTTGAGGTTCCGCATGGATTTATGTTGGAGGTCAAAAACAGATCTTCAATGGCATCAAAAAAACAATTGCTTGTTGGAGCATGCGTCATAGATCCTGGATACAGCGGAGAAGTATTTATTAATCTCCATAATGTAGGGATGAAGCCACAAATAATGAGTGCTGGTGATAAGATCGCACAACTTGTTTTGTTGCCTGTTTATCATTTCCAGTGTCAAGAAGAGCCAGCCGGTACTATTTATGACAGGCCGTTGTGTATCTCCAATAGGGGAGAAGGTGGCTTTGGTTCTACTGGTTCTTAATGGCTGAATACAAAAGAAAATTTGTCTTTTATGGCAAGGAAGAATACCTGGCTGAGTTTAAGTTACGGATGGAATACCATGACTTATCTCAGTCAGAATTCTTTCGTGCTTGTGTTGAGGCTGTCATAGGTAAAGAAGACTTGATAGAAGATTTTATCGAGGATTACAAAGACAAGAAAGACAAAGGTAAACAAAAGAATATGAGAAAGAAGATCCGGAACGAACGCAAAGAGGCAGAGGAAATGGTTTCCAAGCTTGGTCTTGATGATGGAGAGATTGAGAATATATTTGACATCATCGCCCAAGAACACCCAGAGCTATAAAAAAATCGGTTTTTTCTTTTCCCAACCTCTATTTAAGATGTATTTTAACCATTCTATAAGGAGAAATTATTATGGCTAAGAAGAATTTATTAAATGAAGCACAAATCAGACGTTTCCAATCTCTTGCTTCCATCCCTGTCGTCAACGAAATGAAGTATGGCGAAAAAGAAATGGAAGAAGGTATGCACGGTGACAAAGAAAAGATGGAAGAAACCCAAACCATCAGTGAAGAAGAAGAAATGGAAATGGACGCTGAAGTGGAAATGGATGCTGAAATGCCAGAGCCAATGGATGCTGAAGAAAAAGAAGAAGAAGCTGAAGAAATGGCTGACGAAATGGATGACAGCGACGTTGATCTTGAGGAAGACGATGTAGAGAAGCTTCTTGCTGCTTTTGATGCTGCAATGGATGTTGTAGAAAAGCTCCGTGCTGCTCTTGGTGCTGGAGAAGAAGCTGAAGAAGCTGCTGATGAAATGGAAATGGAAGAACCAGCAGAACTCGAAGCTCCAGAAGAGCCAATGCTTGATGATGAAGCAGAAGAAATGGCTGCTGCTGGACTCGTAGAAGAAGTTGCTCGTCGTGTTGCAAAGCGTCTTAGCGAAGCAAAAAAAGCACAAAAAGCACTTGATAAGGCTCTTGGTACAAAAAAATAACAAATAACCACTTGACAATATCATAGAATGTGTTAATAATATAGGGAGAGGGAAACCTCTCCTTTTTTTATGGAGTGACAATGTTATTATATGTTGTTGTATTTTTAATTGGGTATTGTTCTGCTCTTCTTGTCATGTATACTCTTAGTATTGGTAGGGCCGTGTTTCTTTTACAAGATGTAATGAAGTGGAGTGCTTTCCTACTTGCACAGGTTGAGCAAACCTACAGAGAAGCCCAAGAGTACAGAAGCAAAGCTATAGATAAAACTGGATTATCGCCGAGACAAAAGATAAATAGAAAAACTATTGACAGAAACATAGTTAGCGAAATGAAGAAAGAGGCCATTAAAAGCTATTTAAAACAATGGCCCGATTCCTTTTCGCACCTTTTGGAGTTCAAAGATTGGGATTCCATGCTAAAATATGTCGATAGACAAGCTAAAATTATAAGGAGACGAAATGATTAATTTGACCAAAAAAGGAAAAAAGAAAGTAACTAAAGAAGAAATCTCCGAGGAAGAATTCACCGAAGAAGAGATGGAAGACGGAGATCTTCAGGATCAAATTCTTTCAATGCTGGGTCTAGCAAAAAACCCAGAAGCAAGAAGTATTATGATGATGGGAGATTTAACAGAAGAGAGGTCGCTCGAAATTATTACAGCACTTCTTGTATTGTCAGCACAAGTCAACCCAGAGACTGGAGTTCCAGATCCAATCAAAATCTATGTCTCAACTTATGGCGGCTCGGCAGATGAGATGTTTGGCATCTATGATGTAATGAGTATGTGTAAGGCAAAAGGTGTTGTCATTGAGACCATTGGTCTTGGAAAAGTAATGTCAGCAGGAACTTTGATCCTCGCGGCTGGCTCCAAGGGACACAGAAAGCTCGGAAGACATACTCGTGTTATGATCCATGCTGTAGCCGGTGGTTCGATGGGAGAGCTTCACTCAATCCAGAACGAACTTGAACAAATGAAAGGTCTTCAGGACTCATACATTCAGGCCATTTCTGATGAAACTGAGCTGAGTAAAAAGCAAGTACAAAGCCTAATTAATAGGAAAGTAAATGTGTATCTCACTGCCGAAGAAGCAATTGAGAAAGGACTTGCTGACGGGTTGATGTAATGGATAAAATCTTCTATAATGAAGGATCAGCAGCTAAACTAGGATGGACTCCCGACTGGTTTGGCTGTTCTGATTTTGACGAGGACTTGGTTGATGCAATCACCAAGTTTCAGAAAGAACACGGTTTAGATGCTGATGGATTGATGGGTCCAACGACTTATCGCAGGATCTATAATCAAAGAATGTCTGAGCTTGATGAACATCGCCCTTCTTCGTCAAAGATGAACAAAGAATCCTATATCATCTATAACTCTGACTACTACCCAATTCAGTGGCCAAAAGTTCGATTATTCTTTGAGGCGGATGGATATAAACTAACCAAAGGTTTTAAACCTGCTCGCCAAAAGCGTAACCCAAACTTCTTTGTTTGTCACTGGGATGTGTGCCTTTCCTCTGAGATTTGCTATAATGTTCTCAACAAAAGAGGCATCAGTGTTCATTTTGCAATTGACAATGATGGAACAATCTATCAATTCATGGACATGAATCATGTCGCTTATCATGCTGGTTCCCGTAAATGGAACGAAGGGTCTGTTGGAGTTGAGATCTCTAACGCTTTTTATCCAAAGTATCAGTCATGGTATGACAAAAAAGGCTTCGGTAAAAGACCAATGGTCTGGAATGCACAGGTTCACGGTAAAAAAGTAGAAAAACACCTCGGTTTTTACCCGATTCAGATTCAGGCATTGCAAGCCCTAATGAAATCTGTTCATATGGCCACAGGAATCCCCCTGAAGGCCCCTTTAGATAGAAAGGGCAATACTAGTACCAAAGTAAGTAAACCGGTCGCTGACGGTCGTTTTGATGGCTTTGTGAGCCACTACCATTTGACCACTAGAAAAATTGACTGTGCTGGTTTGGACCTTAAGAAAATTCTTGGAGAGATAAAATGAAAGAGATAATCACGCTAATGGAGCAAATTGTAAGAGAACAAGAAGAGAAAGGAGGGGTCGAAGCAGCACCAACTGCAAAAAAAGACACCAAGAATCTTGGTATTGATCTTGGAGAGATTGCAAGCATCTTGATGACTGGTACAGAGTCTGAGAAAATTCGAAAATCATCAGTTGCGGCATTAAATACTCTAATGGCTAATGCAAACATTGAGATTAATTTCTCTTCAGCAGAAACACTGGTTGATTCTTTTAAATTCTTTGACCTTAAATCAGAAGAGGTGCTGACTGAAAAGTGCTCAAGTCTCGGTGGTTTGGTATCAAAGTTCGCACTGACAGCAGGGCTTATCTCAATCCTAGAGCAATTTAATGCTGTATCCGCTGGGTTTGTTAATGAAGCATATATTGCAACTCTAATGGGAGGAAAGTCTGTTCCGGTTGGAGCAGGTGGCATTGAGGACATTGCAGTTCAGCAGAATGGAGAGAGGGTCGGTATATCTCTTAAGACTAAAGTAACAGAAAAACTTGGTGGTTCATTTGGTAACTTGTTGGAGACCCTTTCTATTCCTTATAGCCTACCAGCCGATAAGCAAATTAAAAGAATTAGAGGTGAAGATACAAAGACTGGTGTTGATGGTGACAGAAGGTTTGTCAAACCACCAGAAAATCCAGTTAACCCTGGCGGTCTGTATTATCTTTCTTTCATAAAACAAGATGACGGAATGACCATTGCAGCCTACAAGATAAAGACGTCCGACATCATCGGTTCAGCAAAACCAGACGAAAATGGATTCTATAACATCGAGGAACTCAACAATGTTCTTGCTTCCAAGTCGCCAGATGTAGAAGAAAAAGCATACTATACATTGGGTGCAGCTTTAAGCCCACAAGACTTTAATGATGCTCTAAGGTCTGAAATGTCTGAGGTTTTTGATTCTCTCATGGTTCTTGATGGATGGTACGGAGAATTTAAAGAGATGTTGATAAACTATATCTCAACACTGGATAGATCTAGCTTTGACGAGTTTCAGAACTATCTGGACTCTGGATCAAACTTTACCTTTAAGGCATTCAGCCAGAACGCTTGTGACCAGAATATGATGCAAGAAAATAAAAATAACTCCTTGTCTGAACTTGAGCTTCTAATGGAGCAAGTGGTTAGAGAAATAATTTCTTAAAAGTTTATCTTTTTTCTTGACAACCAGCTCCGAAGCGGTTATATTAGGAATATAAAATAACTTTGGAGGAAAAAGTGAAACATTACAAAGATGGTCAACCCCTTAATGCGAAAATCATTGAGGGCGTTGACGTTTTAGCAGACAACGTAGCAACAACTCTCGGTCCTCGTGGTCGTAATGTTGCTCTTTACCACAAGGATCAAAATGTCCCTGTGATCACAAAAGATGGCGTTACGGTAGCGAAGTTCGTTACATTTGATGATCCCTTCATGAATCTTGGAGCACAAGTCATCAAGCAAGCAGCCGAACAATCAGTCAATGTTGCTGGTGATGGAACAACCACTGCAACCGTTCTTGCACGTAGCATCTTAAAGACCGCACAACAGTATCTTATCTCTGGTGTTTCTCCTGTAGAAATGAAGAGAGGTATGGACAAGGCAGTTGATGCGATTTGCGACCGTCTAACAGAAATGTCGAGACCAATACAGACCGTTGATGACATTAAGCACATCGCAACAATTTCAGCAAACAACGATGATTCGATTGGAACTTTGATTGCGACAGCAGTCGATAGGGCTGGCAAGGATGGCTCTGTGCTCGTGGAAGAAGCTCGAAGCATGTCTACCTCTCTTGACTTGATTGAGGGCTTTAGATTTGATTCTGGCTATGTTTCCAATAAGTTTATCAACAATGAACGAAATGGAACAGTAGAGTACGAAAACCCTCTTATCCTGATTACAGACGAGAAGGTTGAGCATATTGAGCAAATCATGCCCACCCTAGAGGTTGCTGCAAGAGACAATCGACCGCTATTGATCGTTGCAAATGATTTCGAAGGTCAAGCATTGGCAGCTTTGATTGCGAACGCAGTGCGTGGAACAATGAAAATCTGTGCTGTGAAAGCACCTCGTTATGGTGAGGAGCGAAGAAACATTTTGCGAGACCTTTGCACAACCATTGGTGCAACATTTATCACCAGAGAGGACGGATATGTTCTTGCTGATGTTAAACTGACACACTTTGGTGGATGCAAAAGAATTAACGTTCTCAAGGGATGGACAACAATCGTAGGAGGAAAAGGAAATGGTGAGGAGATCGATACGCGCATTGAGGCGATTAAAAACGAGATACAACAAACTGACAACCTATCTGAGTGTGAACGACTTCAGGAACGTATCACTCGACTTGCTTCGGGAGTCGCAGTTATCAAAGTCGGAGCCGCCACAGAAGTAGAGATGATTGAGAAGAAGCATCGTATTGATGATGCTTTGGAAGCTGTCAGAGCAGCAAGGGAACTGGGTACACTACCTGGCGGTGGCGTGGCTCTTGTAAGAGCAACCACTGATCTGGTGATTGACACAGACAACGGTGAACAAGCAATCGGTGCTCAAGTGATCTTACAAGCCTGCCAAGCACCAATCAGACAAATGGCAACAAATGCCGGAGAGTCTGCTGACATTATTGTTGCGAAAATCAAAGACCAGACTGGTGACAATGGTTATGATTTCTTGAGGAGAGAGGTAGTTAATATGTATGAACGAGGGATCATTGATCCTTGCAAAGTTACAACCTCGGCTCTGAGGAATGCAACCTCGGCAGCTGGTACTTTGTTGACAACATCGCATGCTATTGTTGATTGCTGAGACTATTTATACCGGAGGCCCTATAGATGGACGATTCTGAAATCAGAGACTTAAAAGATGCATTGGTCCGACTCACTATGCAAATAGAGAGAATGTCTGATAAGCAAGATGAAATGCTTGAGGATGTTAAGAAGATCAAAGAAGCAATCTACAATCCTGATCAAGGACTCTATGCTAGAGTTCGTGACTTGGAACAGTGGAAAGACGGTGTAAGTAAGTTTACTTGGACTGTTGGTATTGCTGTTATGGGTCTGATTATAGAAGCCATCTACTCCGGTATCTTTAGTTAACTAATCAACAAGTGTGTTACAAATAAGAAACATATCTTGGAGGAAAAATGAGAGTAAAAATAGCGTATTCTGTCGAGCTTGATGAGGTCGAGAGTGAGCTAAATGAAATTGGCGGTGGCATTGTTGAGAAACTCAGAGATGCTGCTGCAAAAATCGATAGTGCATTTGATCTTTTGCTGGAAAACAGAAATAGTTATGGTAGAAGCTCGGCTATCATCGATGAGGCTAGACGTGCCTTAGTTGGTGCGGATGCAACATTGGCCGACATGCAGGCAGTTATGTTTGCCCTACAGGGATTTTATGAAGGAGACAAAAATGTTCGCGACGGGAGATCTGGTATGGATACCGCAGGGAGCCTATCTGATGCGGAAAAGAAATGAAAAAGATAATCTGTTTTCGAATGCTGAAGTTGCAACAAAACCAGTAATAGGAGTATTTGTTGGAGAGGCAGAAAATAGAGATTATAAAAAAGTTATGGTAGGAGACACCTTCTACGAGGTTAACAACAAGGAGATAAAATTTTATGTTGAGAGGCGCAAGACCGAATTGGCTAATTGAGCTAGTTGAGGTGATGGAGTACGAAGGTTCATATAGATTAATTGAGTTCTATGTGAACCCAAGACATGTTGTATCTGTTGAGGACCATATGCCCACACCCCATCTGATAGAAGAGACTCAGAGGATTGGGCTTGCTAAGAGAATCGAATTTAGCACAATAACTCTTAAAGAATATGGTACACCCAAGCGAGTCATAGTTGTCGGTTCAGCTCGATCCATCTCCGAGAAAATTAATAACAGAAGAGGGTTACTGAAGGGATGACTTATTTTAAAATTATAGCCAAAAAAGACTGCGTGTTCTGTTTGAAGGCTAGGATTCTACTTATGGAGCGTGGTGAGAATTTTGAGTTCTGTGACGTTGACAGCAGCCCAGAGTTATTACAGGCATACAAGGCTAATTATAAGCACAGTACTGTTCCAATGATCCTAATGAAGGATACTGGGAGTAAGTATGAAAAGTTTATCGGTGGCTTTAGTGAACTGGTAGAACTGTTCCGCACCAGAGAAAAATTGGAGGTAAAGTGAAAAATGGAAAGAAAAACGAAAAAATCTACAAAGAAGACGACAGCACCTGTTCTTGTGTCTGCATTAATGATGAGATTTTACAATTCCAAACTTCGCACAATAAACAAGCGATAACAACCAATAATTTCTGGGGGCTACAATGATTTGGCTATTGAGTTCATTACTGAGCGTTGCTTCGGCAGACGCTCTTAATGCAGTTGAGACTAGCTATACGGGTGCTACTATCCTGCAAGGTGATACTGATGTCTGGTTCGCTAATGTAACGGATGCGAACTATGAGCATTCTGATTATGCTTATGGGTTTTTCGAGGGTAATACCCTGTATGTTGGAAACTCTGATCAATACGGAAACTCTATCGATGCTATCGTAGAGTTCTTCTGGTTTCAGTCGTCCATTGATAGAGGTTCTGACTTCTATGTTGGTGTGGTCAAAGTGCGAGCAACTCCTGGCCGTGACTGTCCTTGGTATCTTGGAGGAACTGATTGTGAACTCTGGGCCGACGACTGGCAGGACTGGGGTGAGTACCCTGTTGTTTCTGTTGAGGCCATCACAGATGTGTCCAGAGAACAAGGTGCATTCCGTTGGGACTGGGCTGTTCCATTTGAGAACTATGGTATTGATGCCTATGGTCAGGTAAGTATCTCAAATCGTTATGGAATTGGAGCAAATGCATCGGCTGGCGCAGAAGGATCTGCCATGACCGCCCTCAGTCTCCCTGAAGGAACAAACATCAATGGTGTCCCTGTTAATGGAAGTGCTCAAGGTTCTGCGGAGATCCAATCAAAAGGTTATCTCAATTCTGAATTCATGGTCCAGACTCAATATGAAACTACCCTTTATGAATGGGATGTGTTTGTGAATGGCCGTGCTGATCTGATGGCGTGGGACACCTACCTGAACCTTGGAGTAAGAGCAAATCAATCTGCTTATTATGAATACTTCCTTCCAATTCAGGTTGAGACTGGTCACAATTTCTATATGGACCAATTCAACTTTGTTTCTAACTTTGACATCGGAAACATAAATCCATTCGCTTATGAGTTGGGACTTAGCCTTCAGGGTGTTGAGATCGCACCACCACTCTATGAAGAGCCAGAAGAAGAGCCTGAGCCGTCCTCAGAGCCTACTGAGGAGCCGATAGAAGAACCAGAGGAAGAAGACACTGCTGTTCCTGATCAAGAAGACACAGGCGATTCTGAAGCCTCTGAAGACAGATTGGAACTAGATGGCGACACACCTGAACGTGTAAAGGCTGGTTGTAACTCGATTGATAAAGCAGTTTGGTTGAGTCTTTTAGTTATACCATTCATTCTGAGGAGAAGAGAGTGACCTATCGTCCATTGCCAGATTTTTTATATATTTCTAGGTCTGAAATCGACGGGCACGGTCTTTTTACTTCCAAATCTTTAGAGAGCGATTTTGTACTTGGGATTACTCACGTCAAAGATAATCGATTTGAGGATAATTATATTAGAACACCACTGGGTGGTTTCTTTAATCACTCTGAGGATCCAAACTGTGAGGCTTATATCGTCGATGACTATATTATGCTAAAAACAATCAAGCCGATTAATGCAGGCGAAGAGATTACAGTGTTTTATTGGCTGTACTCAATTGATGAAAATTAATTTACGGAGGAGAGAATGATTCTATTATTGATACTTAATGCCCTAGCAGGTCAGCCCCCTGAGACTGTAGCAAAAGAGCCAGTAATAGTAGAGAACAAACCACCAGAAGTTTACATTGACGGAGCACTAATTGTTGACGAGACAAGTGTTCTAAATCAAGCTCACGTCGATTCAGTTATAAGTGGCCTAGCTGCACAGTATGCCCACCACTATTTTCCAACAGATTTGGAGCCGATCATTTTCGATGACTTTAGTAATTCTTATGCTGAGGATTGCAACTACCAACTGAATACTTATGAGTGCTCTTTAAATAATGATCACTGGACTGTGATGACAAACATTCACATGACCAAAGAGGTTCTTGGTGTGTCAATGAAAATTTACGATAATTACGGTAAACTTCGAGCAGCATCCGCAACAAATTTAGTGGTTAAGACAGAGTGCCGAAGACCTCCTCGTAGAAGGATACCACACCCCACCCAAGGGTCTGCGCCATACGACCCACCAGAGGAGTGTAAAGAGGTTTATCCTCGCCTATTATCCAAATCTTTAAGTCAATCAATCAAGATTTTATTTAGCAACATTCGTCCGTAAGCCCGATGGCTACGGACTTTTTTATTATAGCCTTTTACTTTTTTGTTTTTTCGTTCCCTATTTACTTATGAGGACGATGATATGAAATTAAAATTACTATTCTTGGCATTGATGATGTTTCTGAGTACTTCCTTTACTCACACAACCGAATGGTCCGATGAATATATTCGAGATGTTAATCCTTTTTCTAACATTGGCATGAAGAATGCAATAAGGTCATCTGTGCAAATCCATTCTTTCGTTGATGGTAAGCCGTTTAGCTTTGGGTCTGGAAATTATTTTAGACTCGGAAAACATAGGTTTATTCTGACGGCTGCTCATGTCGTTGACAAAGCCGACAGTGTTCTGGTTGTCGAGAGAAGCATGGATGGAGTAATCGGAACAGTAGTGTACCAGAACGATAAGACTGATGTGGCAATCCTTAGATTGGATCAAAACCTAAAACACACAAAGCCCATATATTACAGAACCGCTCATGAGAATTTGATGGGAGAATCAGTATACTATGTTGGTCACCCAGCAGGAGTTACTTTCTTCGTAGAGGAAGGGATCTTCTCTGGTTATCATGCAGAAAGACTTCTTGTCAATGTTTATGGTTACCCCGGCTCTAGCGGGTCTGTACTGTTTGATGATGATGGTCGTGTTGTTGGTGTTCTGTCTGCGGTCAAGGCAGAAGTAATTGCTGGGATGATCCCAGTTTACTTGTCTCAATTGACTCTAGCAGCTGACACCAGTTACCTAGACGACATAATTATAGGACAAATTTTAAGAGATGGAGAATAAAGATCAAGTACCGGAAAAATATAAAGAAGGTACTCTCATAAATGACAACGGCAGAATAGGTATCATTTATAGAGAGATACGGGCAGGTACGTGGTCAACTCATCCCTTGTTTAACTGGAGAACAAATTACGAGATATACTACTCCGATGGCATGATCTCTATAATGGGCAAGGCTACGATTGATAGACTGATAGAAGAAGGAACAATCAAGATACTGGAAGTCCCAGAGGATTAGCATGCTACCCTGCTGCCCCACTGGGTATACACGTCGTAGGAGGGCAACGTGTGGATTACAAAAAACATGACTTAGTACTGGTATCGGATGGAAACTCTGCAATGACTTGTATTGTTCTCCACGATAAACTATCAGATTATTTTCATGATGAGCTTGGGTCTTTTTATTTTTGTTGGGTCATCGAGCTTTCTTCTTACATAGTGGTGTATGATTATGAAATAATTGAACTTCTTGCTAAAGATTTTGTGCTAGATTTTCTCCCAGACTTTGATTTCACAAATTATATGGATGAAAATGATTTGTTTGAGAAATTAAAAAGTGCGCTTGGCAAAATTGGCTACGAGTAATTATCGGCATTTATCCGAGAATGCCCAAGCTGTCTCATACTTATTGTATGAAGAAAAAATATGACCCCTTCACTCACAAGTATAAAATTGGAGACCTCATAGTCTATAAGGCCCAACTTTTATACCACAAAGATGAAGTGGGTATGGTGACTGACATCATATTTCTACCTCACGATGATTGCCCTATTTACGAGATAGATGTCCCAAGCGGCAGAGACATATTGACACAATTTGACGCCCAATTTCTTTTAATACCTCTCGAACACTACAGGGAGTTAAAGAAAAATAGAAAAAAACTTGAAGAAAATAAACAAAAACTTATTGACACCAAGGAAGAATGTGTTACATTAGAGGAAGAAGATGCAGATAGGTGATCTTGTAAAACTACACCGTGATCTGTATGTGCCAGAAATAGTACTTGAGTGGGGTATTGGTATCATACTACACTACTCCCCTGCATACGAAACAGTTTCTGTTTTCTGGCCAAATAAAGAAGTGGAGAGAGTTTTTTCCCTAATAGCCTTGGAGAAAATATGAAAAGATTTGACTTTCGTAGGGAACTGAAGGAGTTGCAAGAAGGTGATCTTGTAACACAGCATCGAGGACACAGGTCGAGAGTAGGTAGTGATTGGGGCATCGGTACAGTGATTGAGGCTGATGCGGTATACATACGAGTGTTCTGGCCGAGATGGAATAAAGTCTTCTCAATGAATAGATTAGAGTTGGAGTTTATTGATGCTGAAAGTCGGTGATTTGGTATCATTTAGAATACTCCTTGAGGCTGATAACACTGGTTCGTTTTGGACTTGGAAAGAAGGTATTGGCCATATTACTGGTGCTGTGTATCTTGAGGATGGCAAAATGTTTTATGAAATCGTCGATGCTGAGGGTAGATTGCATGATGTCCCACCAAATGATATAAACAAACTTTAAGAAAAAACTTGACAAATCATTGAGACGTGATATATTGATTTTATGGTAGAGATTGGTTCATTAGTGAGACACAAATCGAGTGGGACTATTGGTATATGTATATACATTTCCCATACCCCAGAGGCCATCCACCATATAGAGGTCTGGGTACCAAACGATAGTACCACCCGTTGGTGGTCCGAAGAGTACTGTGAGGTAATATGCAGGTAGGGGACCTGATAAAGATACAAAGTAACGACAAGCAAGTCACTTTGATTGGCATCTTTCTTGGGGTATCAGAGAAGTTTGATTATAGAATATATTATAATAATGATCGGATTGCCGATTTTGATTTTAGATTTTGGACTTTTGAGGTGATAGATGGACATAGGTGATTTAGTAATGCATAAAGAAGATCGTAGGATTGGGTTAATACAAAGACTACCAGCCATTGGTGACCCATTCTATCTTGTTGAGTTTGTTGGCTCTGGTCTTTGTTTGTGTCACTTTCATTCATTGGTGCTTGTATGTTAAAAGAGCTTAATGAAGGCGATCTTGTTTTGGTCGAGTCCGATGTTCCTGCTGGTATTGCTCAACTATCGTTTATTGGTATAGTGGTATCTATTAGTCCTTATTTTGTTCACGTTGTCAATCTCAAAGACGCAAAGAGTTATAGGATCACTCCCGATTGGTGCGAGGTTATATAAAAAACTTTATCTTTTTACTTGACAAAACTTTTCATCGTGATACAATAATAACAACTCAACAACAAAGGAGAAAAACAATGAGTGTAAAAAACCCTTTTGAAGACAATAAAAACAGAGAGCAGACCAGAAAGTGGCTTGCGGATAAGATTGACTACTATGCAAACTGGCTATATCTCTTTGATCAAATAACCAAATGGTCTGGCTGGCTCTTCTTGATTATTTCACTCGTCTGGACAATCTATAGCACTTTGTCTGGGGTTTCTAACTCCCGACCCAGCCAACAATCAGCAATGATGTTATCAGGGCTTCTGACTGGCTTTGTTACTCTTTTTGCGTGGTTTGCTTATGAAATGTGGAGGTCCATCTCTTTTGGTGTGCTTTGGACCCTTGCTGCAATCGAAGAATGGACTCGTCCATCACAACTCAGCGATGACTGAGTTGGAACATCAACCCTTTAACAACGGAGGTCATCATGGCCCGTTACAAAGACTGCGTTCATTGCGGTGATACATTTAGACTAGATGCTCCTCGCAAGAGGCGCGTCGGTGGTAAGATTAACGAGTGTGCTGATTGTGTCGAGGAACTTGATACAGAAACAGCACCAGTAATCCGAGGCTTTGTCTCTGGCTCTGCAAAGCAAGCAGCAATCTCTTTTGTCAGGTTTGACAATGAGAAAGACGCAGTGCGCTATGGCAAAGCATGGAGAGCCAATAGTGGATGGAACAATCAACGGACTGGTGGATTGAATGACGTAACATTCTCTCACGCTGGCGCAAATGCAACCGAAGAACCAAAAAAGAAAGGGGCCTAAGATGACGACAGAAACAGAGTTTGAGAAAGCACAGAAGTTTGCATTAAGAATGGTAGAGAGATTTACTTTGACCGAACTACTACTTAATAGTATGGAGATGATCGATACCCTTCCAGAAGATCAAAAAGATGCAGCATGGCAAGCAGTTATGTTATTGGTCGAAGGGGCTAAAAAAAGCGGAGTGTTGATCGCGGAGGCATAATGTGGATTATGAGATAGGTGACCTCGTTATTGATGACATCATGGGCATTGGGCTAATCATTGACATTATGCACGATGATAATGATGTTGATGGGCTGATCTATCTCGTTTTCTATGCTAAAGATGACCAACACGTTTTAGAGTATTCAGATGAACTAGTACCCTACTACCCTGACTACATGGACTAATACAGGAGAAACAATGGCAAATCTAGCATTCAGCAAGAAAGAACCTTGGGCAAAAGCTCAAGACGCAATGACTAAGCACATTCTGGACCAAACCGATGGTGCTTTTAAAGTGAGACAGGATGAAGGAGCGATCTGTGTTTATGCCGAAAGACCAGATACTTTGCCAGAGGGACCAGCAGGCTATATGCTAAATCCACCATCTGCTTATCGAGAAGGTGCTGATCTCCCTGTTCGCTTTATGGGCTGGAGATGTGTTTATTTCTCTGTTCCTTCTGGCTATCTTGATTATATGTGGAAGAAGAGTAAGCAATGACCTCTCAAATACTAGAAGTTGGTGATCTGGTTCATTACATCCAGAGACCTGTTTATGACGGTGATTATCCAGAGGACTTCGGCATCGTTCTTAGGCTCTATAAAGAGGGCTATGTGGTTGTCCATTGGTTTCGCGAAGGAGCCACATCCATAGAGAAAAAAGTGAGACAAACAAACGATGGCCCCATGAAAAAGATTGCGTAATCTTCGAGGCCCATAAAAAACTTTATCTTTTTTCTTGACAAATCAAAACATCGTGATACATTATAAACATCAATGGAGGCGACGATGAAAGCAGGCGACTTGGTTGTCTGGAACTGGTGGTCAGACACAGAAGGTGATGGTCAAAGCGTTGGTGTAATCAAAAGAGTTTGGGAGTCTTACCTTACATCAGGGTTGTTTTTCTATGAAGTCCAGTTTGGTGACGGTTCTATTGTTCACGACCTATTAGAAAAAGAGTTGGAGTTGTTATGATAAAAATAATGAAAACTACTTGACAAATCTTTAAGACATGATACGTTACAAACAACCAAGGAGGAAACATGACTTCATTCTGGAAACAGTATCTCGCGCACAACAACGCAACACCCTATGAAAAATCAACAGGTGTCACACCACAGGCTGGTGATCTTGTGATTGTAAAGACAACTTTGATGGACCCTGAGTATCCGATGTTTGTGGTGGGTTGCATTCTTGATGCCGAGCATCCCTTTGGAGATGCTGGTGTAACAGTCACGTTCCGTGGCGAGACACGCGAGATGCATTACACTTGGTTAAGAAAAGTTTGTTAAAATACTTGACAAATCTTTGAGACGTGATACATTACTACTACCCACCCAAGTACAGGAGACATTATGCCTAAGAAGCGAAAGATCAAGAACCCCTACAAGTTAACACTAGAAGAAGCAATACAGATTGCCGAAGGAGAGAAAGAGGTAGATGAGGACAAGTACATCGCAACTTGGCAATGGCTAATCGACACCGATCATGCTTGGAACCTACAGGGATGGTACGGTAGGGCCGCTGCCGAATACGTGAGAACAGGGCTTTGCACAATGCCCATACAATCAAGTGATGGAGGAGACAATGGAAAGTAATAACGAGATCAACATCAGCATCAACGTGAGCGACGACTTACTAAAGAAAATGATGTCACTGATGGTATCAATGAGCCAACCGCCAACAATGGGCATTCCAGCAGCAATGCTCGGAGCATTGGCCGGACCACCACCATCAGCACCAAAGGAAGATAAAACACCAATAGGGTTCAGACCACCAGAAACTGCTAACAACAAGGAGAAACAATGAATAGCAACCTAAAACCATTCCGCGCTACCACCGAAGAGGCCGTACAAATCTTCGAGCATATTTATTCGATGTGCCCCACTAACTTTACTTATAGTGCCTTTATGGGGGACAACTTTCAGATTACTTGCAATCGAACTGGAGAAACAATCGTTCTAGGAATGTGGTCTTTCCGAGACCCAGACAGCGTACTAATCGCATTCAACAAAGATTTTCTATAAAAGTTAATCTTTTTACTTGACATCTCTCAGCAATGTGATACATTACTAACACAACCAACAAACATTGGAGGTCAAAATGACTATTACGTCAGAACAACTAAAAGAAACTGCTGAGAGATGTCGATTGCTTGGCCTAGAACGAAAGGCCGATGCGCTTCTTAGCATGAATGACTATCTCTCCGAGAAAGGTTATCTCACTGGTCGCCAGAGCGAGTATGCTTCTCAAATGATAAATGAGTTTACTGATGATGTAGTTGGAGAAAGGATTGCCCAACGTCAGGCTTGGGTAGATGCTTGGGATAGTGGCGATAAAGACTTTCTTGCTTGGCTCGACTTCTTGACCTTGTACTATACACTACATTGCGTACAACAACGTTCGAATGAGAACCACATCCTGTGGTACAAACACACGGCACGCGATGTTCGTAATGCCTTAGAGGCAAGAGAAAGGGTAAGTTGCCCTATCAATCAAATCGAGCGTTTGTTTGGGTCTAAACTGTACGACAAACTTCGTGCTACCTACGATGCTACCCCCATGTATAGTGTGGGTGACTTGGTGTGTATAAGAGGAACTAGCAAAACATTCCCTGCTCATCGGATCATTCACTACGCGCACAAAGACGAGCGAGGCGAAGGTCCAAACGTATACCCAGACTACAAAGTCGCAGAAGGTTATAAGATTGCGCTGGTTGCGGAAGTCACCAACTACACAGTTGCTTGTCGTCAAGTTCATAAAACCAAGGGAACCACTCGTCTCTACAAGATTGTCGCATTCAGCGGAGGACAACAAGATGAGTGTTGGATTGAAGAAAGTGCAATCAAACTAGTAAAGTAATGGAGGTAGTATGCAAGTAGGCGATTTAGTAACAGCACCGACGGGTGCGCTTGCTATGATTGTTGACATGACATGTGTTCAGGCCAAAGTGTTCTGGCTCTCTGCTCCAAGGTTTGGGTCTAATGGGTGGATATATCTACACACGCTCGAAGTCGTAACATAATCTCAAAAAAAGTTTATCTTTTTCCTTGACAAATCCTACCACCGTGATACACTATGTATGTAACCAACAACAACGGAGACAAAATGCAAGTAGGTAGTCTAGTCAGATACAAAACCAGTGGCTGGATCGGCTTTGTATTAGAAACTAACTGTGACAGGGCACTTGTCCATTTTCCAAATCATCGAAATCCTGTCTGGTGGTTAGACCAGATACTAGTGGAGGTACTATGCAAGTAGGAAGTTTAGTCAGATACAGGAAAGAATACCCAGACGGTATGAAGATAGACTGGATTGGAGTAGTGATTGATAACACTCGTGTCGGTGGCGCACCTATCCTTGTCCAGTACAGCAACGGAATGAGACACTGGAAACAACCCAATGACTTGGAGATAATATGCAAGTAGGCGACCTAGTAGATGATGGACTTGGCAACATTGGCATCATAACAGTAGTTGATAAAAACAGCACGTTACCCTATTTCGCCCAGTTTCTCAATACTTATGAGGGATGGGTGATTACTGGCTGGTACACAGACGAAGACTTGGAGGTAGTATGCAAGTAGGATCACTAGTCAGGGATAAGATTTGGAATAGGATAGGTATTGTCGAGGCTGTTCAAGGTCGTAAATATAGGATACACTGGAACTGTGGTGATACATTTTGGTGTCAGGAACGTAATGTGGAGGTAATATGCAAGTAGGCGATTTGATAACGGTTGTATTTCACGGACGTTGCAATGGGGATTTCGGCACTATCGTGAAGATTGAAAAGAGACCGGGGTTTGTAGCACAACACACAGTAATACTTGCAAACGGTGCAGAGATTATATTGACCCCCATCCAGTGTAAGGTGTTGGCATGAAAGTAGGCGATTTAGTGAGAACCATTCCTCTCCCAGACCAACACCATCTCCCCCCCCAGAATGGGCATTCTTTTAGAGGTTGATGTAGGCTATCATCCAGTAATGGTGCTTTGGTTTGATGGTACAAAGAGGTCTATCCCTTGGAACAGATTGGAGGTAGTATGCAAGTA